CACCCGATTGCACAAACTGTTCAGCTCATTATGTAAACAATTGCGGTGTACGTAGGGCTCGTACAACCCCAAAAGGTCAGTGCAAACTGGAGGTTTTCTAATCATCCACAACCTCCGTGACGTTTGCTCGCAGCCAGCTGACAATGGCTGCTTCGCCCCTACGGGCGGCACGGCACCGCCGCAAGCCACGCCCTTGATCGACCCGTGCGCAGTGCGATCTTTTAACTTCCGAGTTCGCGCACAGACTGAGGGCTTGACAAGCAGGCGGCCCTATTCGATGGCCACGCGGCCAGTCTTTCGTGCCCTAACGACACCCCAAAGACTGACCTCCCCTGACCACCAGGCTGAAAACCATCCCTTAAGAACGATTTCGCCTCTCATAACCTCCTTCCAGGTTTCTGTCCACTCAAACACATCTGCATGGTTGAGTAGATCTTGTTGCTCGGCCATGAACTCCAACCAAACTGGCCGCAGAAACTGGACTCCCCGACAAATAAGCTTAGCCATTACATCCTCTGGCACAGCATTATTACCCCAGAACTTGTGAGACTTATAAAAGTCCCGCAACCTCCTCCGCCCCTCAACAATAAACTTGCTGTTAAACGGCAGGAGGGTACCTATGGTCGTCACAATGTCTGCAACGACACCGATTTCACGCTCGGTGGTCCATTGACCAAGGCAGTCTGAGTACGGGTTTTCCGTAGCTGGGTTGACTAGTGGCTCAGGTATCTCCTGATCTTCAAACCTCTTGCGCCACTGAGCGAGTTTCCTTTGCGTCGCCCTACGTTTCCAAGTCTTCCTAGCACTGGAAATTGGTTTACTAGCTCTCAATTCGAGAGCTGCCTCACCAGCACCCTCTCCGTCAATAGCATCGCATACATTAACCATGACGCTGCGGTAACCATCGGCCACGCCTAGGTTCTCACACACAACGCCTGGTACAGACGGAGAGTGTCTAAGAGTGTCCACTAATTTTCTACCCATAGAAGTGAACACCGCTAGTGGAGACCTTGTTGGTGTTGCGAAACGCACCCTAGAAATGGTGCCATTCCACACCTCCGCGCCTGTTCGGTCTCTATGAACAAACGTGAAGGGCCTCCGTGGTTGAGGTTCATACCTAGCAGCTCTCAGAGCCAGTGCACGAACGGTGTCCGGAGTATCAGACTCACCCTGTGTGCCATGAGCTAAAGCTTCTATTGGCGGTAAGGCGGGTTCTTGTCTGTTCTCGGCCGAAACATCCGTTTGATGCGCTGGCGTTCCCGATGGCGTGCTATCTCTACTCTCAGTAGCCACGAGGTCATAATCCCCAATAATAAGACGAGGAGGAGGGCTTGGCGGACTCTCCTCCCCATCTTCCGGCCCATGGGCGCCGGTTCTTCTTGTCCACGGCATAAGCGGTGGCAAGGCATAGTCAGATCCCACAACAGTAACAAGTTCGCTTCCTATCCCATGGGCAGTTGCCTGGTGCATTGCGTGGTTTGCAGAGACCTGGTCAACCGCCCATAAGAAATCGGATAATTCTGGTTCTGTCATGGTTCATGGTTGGGGCATTGGTGCGGCGAAGGGATGTAATCCTGAGGCACGGTAAGCCTCCCGGTCCATATGCCACCCCGGCCCAGAGCGATTTGCCGCTGCTCTGGATTTAGGGAGTGGCCCGAACCCACTTCTCAGCTGGGCCAGACTGCGCTCGCTTCTACCTATTAACCGAAACCCATATGTTGTTGGATACCCACGCTCCTAGGGGCTGATAGGCGCCGTGTACTCCTTAGTCAACCAGCCAGTCGATTCGGAGGAAAACAATCTCACGTGCGCCTGTTCTCTGAGCTATGATTTCACCAGCCTACATATGTTCGACGGAAAATAGTGCCACATCTCCCTGTGTCCGGACGCAACCCAACCCTAGTATTTGCAGCCTAGCTACCTGTGCCACTAAGGGCTACGACACAGGCCAAATGACTGCAACTATTCTTTCCAGCTTTAGGGGAGCCAGCAACTTGCCACTGCTGGGGGTGGTGGCTCCTGGTGGTTATGGGCTCTTGTTTTGTCCCTTTTGGCCACCAAGTTACTGCATAAGCAGTCAGCATAGCAAGAATGGTGCAGCAACCACAAGGTTGTCACCAT